TTCGTGAAGAAATTCGGCCTCGGTGGCGGCGTCGATCAGGTCGTAAAGGGTAGCGTCGACCTTCGCATCAGCGGCCCGGTGATCTGGTCGGCCGTTTAACAACAGGAGCATAGATCAATGAGCGAGAAAGCACGCAAGTCGCTGTCGAAGTCAGACATTCTCGGTGCCAACGACCTGAAGCGTGAATGGGTCGACGTGCCGGAGTGGGGCGGCGGCGTTTACGTCACCAGCTTTTCGGCAGACGCCAAAGATGCGCTGGAAGTGAAACTCATGGCCGCCGGTAAGAACGGCGTCGGGTTTCGGGCCATGTACTGTGCATTGGCAATGGTGGATGACATGGGTCGGCGTCTGTTCACAGACGAAGAATCCCCCATGCTCGGCACCAAGTTTGCCGGTGCCCTGGACCGCATTTTTGAGGTGGTTTCTCGCCTCAACCGGATCTCTGAAAAGGATCTGGAGGATCTGGAAAAAAACTCCGCAGCCGCCCCTGGCGACGCCTCGCCTTCAGGCTCTGCCTAAAGCTGGGCGTACTTCATCCGGATGAGTTGTTGCGCCGGTTAACCAGCGCGCAACTCGCCGAATGGGCGGCTTTTTTCCGCATTGAACCGGACGCCGATTTCCGGGCTGACAGCCTCGCTGCACAGCAGTTGGCCATGCTCGGCAACATTAACCGGTCAGAAACAAAGACCGATCCATTTGAGCCCCACGACTTCATGCCCTGGGTAGAGACACCCAAAGCAGAAACGGTTGTTGAGGCAATCGACGCTCAAACACAGGCAACACGCCTGAAAGCGCTTTTCAGCAAAACATCCAAGGATTGATTATGGCGACCATCGCTGAACTTGCCGTCAGTTTTACCGCCATTACCGGCGGTCTGGATGCTGGCGTTGCCAAGGCCTCACAAGCCTTGCAGCGGTTCAAGTCTGAGTCTGAAAAGGCATCCTATGCCGTCGACAAAGAGTTCGGGAAGCTGAACCAGGTATTCTCGAGCATCGGCATCAACGGCACCGCTTTGGCCGGAAGCATCTCCAAAATCGGCCTTGCAATGGCCGGAATCGGGGCGGGTGTATCGGTTGGCGTCCTGGTCAGCAAGTTTAACGAGTCTGCTGCGGCCGCTGCGAATCTGCAGGATATGTCGGAAAAAACCGGCGCTTCTATCGAGAAGCTGTCCGGCATCAGCCAGATTGCCAAAATCCAGGGCACCGACATGGAAGTGGTGGCGTCCGGCATGTCTAAGCTGGCCGTCAATATGGAGGCCAGCGGCGGGGCCTCGAAGAAGGTTAGCGATGCCTTGGGTCGAATCGGCCTATCGCTCAAAGACTTAAAAGGCATGGACACCGGCACGATGTTTGAGTCGATCAGCCGGAAAATGTCGGAGTACGGAGATTCCGCTGGGAAAACAGCCGTTTCTGTCGCCCTGTTTGGCAAGAAGGGCGCAGAGCTGATTCCGACGATGAATCTACTCGGGGAGTCTGGCGACCTGGTCGTCAAGACGACTGAAAAACAAGCCGTTGCCGCCGATGCGTACCAAAAAAACCTGGCACGCTTAACCATTGCCAAAGATTCGCTTTATAAATCCATCAGCATGGAGGTGCTGCCCGTTGCCAACGCCTTCGTGCTGGCACTCATCAAGTTGGGAAACGAGGCTGATAGCGCAAAGACAGCGGTCAACGGGCTTGCCGAAGACGGCACGATTAAGACATGGGCAAAAAACGCCGCATTGTATGTCGCCCAGCTCGTCGACACTTTTCAAGAACTAAAGAATGTCGGCACTTATTTTAGCGCCCTGAAGTCTTATGTTTCAGTCGCTGCTGATCCCGGTAACACCAAGGCAGATGCCGAAGTGGCATGGCAACGGTTCCGCACGATTCAAGCCGAGATCAAAAGCAACAAGCTGTTTTCGCAGACATTGCAGGATCAGTTTTCTGTATTGGACAAAGCAACACCAGACAGCCCCCCAAAAAAGACGCTCACCGGCGGCAACACGGGGTCCGTTGCCAACAGTGCAGGCGATAGCTTCATTACCAGCCTGAAAGACCGGTTGACCAAGGGTGTCAGCGGGGAGTACGCCCAATTACTGCAACAGGCTGAAGAGAAGGGCGTCAAGAACCAGGCCAGCGCCCTGATCGAGCAGATCCGCGCCCTGGACGAAAGCGTCTCGCTTAAAAACTACACCAACAGCCTGGAGCTGGCAACGGGCGAATACCGCAACCAGATCAGCCAGATCGGCATGACCAAAGAGCAGATCGAGCTGATGAATGTCGACCACAAAATGACGGTTGACCTGCAAAAGCAGATCGAACAGATCGAACGCTCGAAGGGCGCGCTGACCGCTGAAACCCGCGCCGCGATGGAAGCCCAGAAGGACAGCGCCGTCGAAACGATCCAGAGTCTGATCCGTGTGCGCCAGGAGTCGGAGAATTCATTCGGTGGCGGCGCAACGCGCGCTATCAACACCTACATGGAAACCGCCGGTAATGTCGGCAAACAGGTCGAGAGTACGTTTACCAATGCCTTCCGCAGCATGGAAGACGCCATGGTGCAGTTTGCAACGTCTGGGAAGCTGTCATTCAACAGTTTTGCCAACAGCGTTGTCGCAGACATCATGCGAATCTACGTCCGCATGGCCATCACCGGCCTGATTGGCAAGATTGGCGGCATCTGGGCATCTGGCTCCACCACCAGCAGCACGGACGGCACCCGACTGGAAACCGGCGGCGCGGCATCCAATTATCAAGCCAGCGGCGGCGCATGGATCAGTGGCGTGCAACGGTTCGCCTCTGGCGGCGTGTTCAATTCGCCGCACCTGTTCCCGATGGCCAATGGCGGCACCGGCATGCTGGGAGAGGCTGGGCCAGAGGCAGTCATGCCGCTGACGCGCGGTAACGACGGCAAGCTGGGTGTCAAGGCGGCAGGCACCGGCTCTGTCGTTCAAGTGAACATCGTCAATAACGCCAGCGCCGACGGATACCAGGCGACCGCCGCCCAGAGCAGCGACGACAACGGCAAGGACATCATCACCGTCATTATCGACAAGGTCAAAGGCGCGATGAATCAGGATATCCGCAACAACGGCTCGTTCTCGCAGCTGCTGGCCAATAAATACGGCCTGCGTGGCTCGATGTAAGGGATCGCAATGACCACACCCACTTTCCCGGCCTACGCCAAAATCCAGTTCTCCGGATACAGCCAGCAGCGCGAATCGGGCCTCATGCGAACCGAAATGGAATCAGGGCCACCCCGTCAGGCCAAAGTGCGCTCCAGGGTCATGCTTACACGTAGCGTCAAGCTGTATTTTGCGTCGCTGGCTGACTTCCAGTCGTTTGAGACCTGGTATTCCGGCGATTTGAGCCTCGGCGCGCTCTGGTTCAACTTCCCCGACCCGGTATCCGGCGTCACCGTAGCAGGTCGCTTTGTTGGTGGCGGCTACACCGCCACACCGCTGGTCGGCGGCATGGCCGCCTGGCTTGTTGATGCCAAAATCGAAAGCTGGGGCTGATCGTGGCGCGCACCTACTCGTCGCAGTACAAGTCGACGTTGAGCCGGGTCTCCAGCGAAGAAACGCCACTTTTTCTGCTGGAAATCAGCCACGCATCGCTGGATGCACCGGTACGCGTGGTTAACGATACGCAAGACCTGACCAGCAACGGCAATCTTTACATCGCCTGCCCGTTTCGCTGTGTTTTGCCAGACGATTTCGAAGGGCAGCTGCCCAAGGCAAGGCTTGCCGTCGATAACGTCGGCCGCGACCTCATGTACTGGATCGAAACATCCGGCGGCGGCGCTGGCAGCACTGTCAAACTGATTCAGGTCATGCGGTCCCGGCCAGACACCATCGAATGGTCCATCAACATGAACCTGTACAACGTCCAGGCCACCATGCAGGAAGTGACTGCAGAGCTTGGCTATGAAAACCTGTTCGCAAAACCGGCCATTAAAAAGCAGTACCGGCCCGACAACTCGCCAGGGGTATTCTGATGAACCACTGGACAGAGCGCTATATCGGTCAGGAATACGAAACTGGAAGCGCCGACTGCGCCCGTTTGCTGGCACAGGTTCGCCGCGAGGAATTCGGTTTGCCGGTCCCCAGCGATATTGAAGTCGAGCGCGCCGCCTCACGGCTTGGACGCGCCGGTCAGATGGAAGACCTCGTCAACGAATTTGGGGTTAAAACAGACTCCCCGGTTGATGGCGATGCCGTGCTCATGATCTGCCGAGGCCGACCAAGCCACATTGGCGTTTATGCAACCGTCGGCGGCGAGCCCTGCGTGCTGCACGCTATGGAAAACGCCGGTCATGTGGTGCTGCATCGCATCCGTGACTTGGGTCGCGTTTTACTGGCGGTTGAGGGGTATTACGCATGGAAATGAAGCAAAGTCCCCTTAAAACGCAGCTGGACATTCTATGGCGTCCGCACCCGCTGTTGCCAGCAGCTGACTGCGAGCTGCGTCAGCAGACCTGGAAGCCTGGGCAAACCATCCGTGAGGTATTGCTGGCGAACGGCGTTGATCCGCACCAGCCAATCGTCATCGTGCTGGACGACCGGCTGCTCACGGTTGAAGAATGGGACACCATCTCGCCGCAGCCGGGCCAAATC